GACCAGCCGGATCAGTTCCTCAACCGATCCCGCCTCCTGTACCGCCCTGTTTACTGGATTTTCCACTGTGTAACTTTTCCTCAGATTGCATAAAGCGAATATGCTTTATCTGATTCTAAAGGTTTATTAAATAGGGCGTATAAATTTGACTACTAAAAATAAGGCGTTGTCTGTTTTAAGCGCATTGAGGCAGGCATTCCGGGGCGCGGCGACAGAGGCACCGCAAAGCCTCGCCTGGACCAACGGACAGAACGTGGTCGTCTCACGGTCCGGGCTGGCGGCAATGGCTTACAACGAGGGAAATGCCGGGGAAATGACTTCCGCCGGCGACAGTCTTTTTCTGGGCGCGGAGCTGCCGCTGGACAGACTGCAGCGCTATGCGATTCTGGAGGAAATGGCGAATAGCTCAACGTGCTCAGCCGCACTGAATATCCACATTGGCCACGCACTCGCGCCGGACAAAAAAACCGGGCTGGCATTCTCTATTGTGCCGGTTGACCCGTCCGACGCAGAAGGCGCGGCGCGGGCCAAAGAGCTGCAGGATGATTTGGGCGCGATGATTAACCGACACCTGCCGTCGCTGGCTATGACAATGGCGATTTTCGGCGTGTCCTATGTGCGCCCTTATGCCCGCTCAGGGAAAGGGATCACCAGCCTGGAAAACAGCTATTACTCATTGCCCTACTTCATCCAGGAGTTTTACAAAGGCGATCAGCTGGTGGGCTTCGGCGGGGATTATGTGCTTTCGCCAGACACCCATACCCGCACACTATCTACGCCGTGGTCCCTGGTCCCGATGAAAAATCCGTACTGGACCCCGACACGCAACGTTCAACCCGTGACGTCCGGTAATCGTGGTTACTCTCTGCTATCTGAGGAAGAGGACAAGGAGGTTGCAGAGACACAGAACTACGGCACCAGCTTCCTGGCGCATGCCTATGAACCTTTCCTGAATCTGGTCGGCGCGCTGAATGCGCTGAAGGCAACGCGCTACAACGCCGCCAAAATTGACCGCCTGATAGCCCTTACAACCAACTCACTCGATCCGGTTGTCGGTGCGAACTACACCCGCACTGTGTCGCAGACGCTCAAGCGCCACGGCGAAGCACTTCAGAGAAAAGCGGTTAACGGCAACACCATGCCAACCGTGATGAACCATGTGATCCCGGTGATGGGAGACGGTAAAAACGGCATTACGATCGACACACAGTCGATACCGGCGGACATTACCGGCATTGAGGACGTGATGTTTCATCTTCGCCAGCTGTGCGCTGCGCTCGGTATCGACTCAACTATGCTGGGGTGGGCCGATCAGATGGCGGGCGGGCTGGGTGAAGGCGGCTGGATTCAGACGGCTATACAGGCGGCACTCCGGGCGCAGTGGCTGCGACAAGGCGCGCAGGAAATGATTTACCGGCTGATCGATATTCACCTGGCGTTCAAATACGGCAAGGTTTATCCGGTTAAGGATCGGCCCTATGTAGTTCAGTTCAACTCGATGAACACCGCCATTCAGGAAGAAGAAAGCCGCGAAATGGACGCCCGCGCCAACTTCATTACCCTGATGGTGCAGGTCATGGATGCGCTGCAGGCCAACAACAAGCTGGCAGAGAACGACACGTTCATGCGCTACCTGTTCAGTGATCAGCTGAAGATGGACAGCGGCACGCTCGACAAAATGCTGGCGGAGTTTGAGAAAAGCAGGAAGAAAGCGGACGCGCAGGATGAGGAAGGCGGTAATGGCAGCATGATGAATGAATCAGCGCCTGGCGGTTCGGATCCGGAAAGCTGGACGCATGACGAGCTGGTGGCATTTGCCCGTTATGTGACAACACCCGACAACTGACCAGCGTTAAAAAAAACCGCACACCACATCCAGGGGGATGTGCGGTTGATAAACGCCTTATCAATGCGATACGGAAGGATGTGAAATAAGAGTGATATTTAGCCGTTCTGTAAATCAATAACCCAGAGAGACTGACAGGCAGCTTATTTTTTCTGCGGCTTTCGGGCGGTGTTTAATAAAACAGACGCATCAGATTCAGCTGCATTTATCTCAGGAAGTGCCGCGCAGTATGGACACGGCATCACCCCTTTGTAACTTCTTTTTGCCACGCTCAGTGCCTGTAACAGTGAATAACAGCTGCCAATAAATGTCCTGCCTTCCTTAGCGGGTAGCCGGGAACAGTCAATCCGGTGCAGCAGTAACCCGCTGTTACCGTGGTCACTGACGTAGAACTTTATGGCGCTGTACATGCCATATCCTTTTGCTGCGTGTAATGGAAGTACCATTCGGAATTGTTGCTATTCGTAATTATCCATAATCCGTGATAGCCGCAGTCGTGTCTATGTAAAATTTATATATCAAACTTTTTCACATTAGCTCGTCTGCGTTAACAAAATTTAGCATCCTGGTTTTAATTTTAAAACATTTTTTAGTGAACTCTATATTTATCCTGTCCTAATCACCATTTGCATTGTTTACAATGTAATCACTTAGTGGCATGTAAGTCCCTGAATTTCAATTTCTACATCGGAAAGTCATAGCCAATTCAGTATATCTAATGAGAATCATGCTAGGCTAAAAAAGCCATGTAAAAATGAATTTTACTGCATTGCATTTTATCGTCCTACCTAAACTCATTAAATAAAACAAGAGGTAATTTTACCCTGATTATTAAAATTATTGCTTCCTGTTTAGTTAACACCAAAAATTATTATTAAGGGTTATTATTTTAATGTTTAATAGCATCTTAATTGCAGGCAAAAAAAAACCGCACTTGAGTAAGCCTTTGTGCGGTTACAGACAGCCACTTTTCAGTAAGCTGCTTTGCGATATTGGATGAAGCTAATTAGGCCAGTCATAAACAAAATGTTGCACAGCAACAGCCTCAACACCTTTTTTAATTTTCACAACCTGCTGCGGACCGGCCTGCTCCCGCGCAATTGCCTGTTTCATCAGTGGAGCAGCAGGCTTAACAGGCTGGCATGCTTGCGTCGCTATCGCCTTCTTTGCTTTGGGCGCAGGCCTCTTTTTAGGTTTCTGACTGAGATTAAGCAGCCGCTCTTTGCGGGAGTCTTTTTCTTCAGGATTCTGGATTTTTAAACATTCTGGGCATCGCTCAGAACTACTGTGATGGCCCAGTGCCACAGTCATTGCTTGTTGCGTGGTGTAGAGCGTGCCGATAAATATCCGGCTTTCAGGCGTTTTTGGGAGAAGTTTACAGCCTTCACGGTGCATCAGAATACCGCTTTCATGGTGAAAGCAGACATAGTATTTCTTAGCCTCTAACATGCTAATTCCTTTATGCAGTATTGATCCTGTTTAAACAGGAGAAAGATAATGATATTGATTGTTATTATTATTGGTAGTTGGTCTGCGGGTATGGAGCCTGTAAATTCAGCCTGGCACTAAATTTTACGTACCCGAATGAGAATCCCAAGCGTGTAGAGTTAATCAAAGTAAATTAACGGACGCAACCTGAACCGGACCTGATATCTCAACCATAAGCAAAGTCATGACGCTTCAGTGTAGCAGCGAAATAACTCTCCAGTCAGCTGAAATAATGTCGTCAGGAGTAGGATCATAAAAAGACAGTACACCTGACTCGCTCATGACAATAAACTGCCTATGACTGTCAGCGTCTGTTTCAGTGAATACATGAACAGGTGTATCGCCCCATTTGGTACGACGACAGATATTACTGTCCGTCTGGCTGATAGCTGTCATGGCGTGGTTGAAACCTGTTTCCGCCTAGGGTGGCGTGTCGGGGATATCAGACATGAAATGCTCCCTGTGCTTTGAGGCGCGTCACAACGGGAGGTTCCAATCTCCGGGTGGTGACGTTGACAGGGTTGGAACTACCGGTGCACAAGAAAACCGGCCTACCCGAAGGTAGCCCCACCAACGCCACCATTGAAACATTTGGCAAACTCCAGACGTGGTAGCGCCGGAGGCACTAAGTGCCTCCTCGTACATTCGTTCGGGGTTCCAATCCCGACCACTGTTTTACAGTGGCGCGCACACTATATCCCCGGCGCGGATAAATTCAATATTTCTAATGTGAAATTATCCACTGGTTATTAGATCCACTGATAATCGAAGAATCGCTACCCTGACAAATTACAACCTCCCTACCATCTTTTCACGCAGGCTATCGCCAGCGCTGCCGCCGCTCTGCGGGGCATAACCCTGTGAATATGAGGTATTTATGGAAGCACTCCGCACGGTGACGGATCGTTTTTCATTGATTGATAAAATTCGTCGATTTACTCCACAGAATGATCGCAACTACCTGCTGCGCTCTGTCCGCGAGACGTTCGCCAGCCCCGAAACTCTGGAGAGAATCCAGCTGGGGGAAATGTTCGGATATTACGGCCACGGACGTCGCGCCGCCTATTACGCTAAGACCGGGCGGCTCAATCTGCCGGAATTTGCGGTTGTCATGGTTGACGGGAAGCCGGTGACGCTGGAAAACGTACCGTCTAACCGTACGCTGGATGTCAGCGTGGACGATAACGGCATTGTGACTCACGTTCAGGAGATTCTGGACACTGAGCCTGGCAACATCGTTGACGGCATGAACCGTTCTCGCGCTGGTGGCTGGTCGTGGGCGACTGGCGGTGATGATAACGTTATTTCCAAAGTGACCAGCTTCCACGGCTTCGATTATGTGACCAATCCAAACTACATCAGTCAGGATCACCCTGCTCTGCTGCTGGAGTCGGCCAGCGAACGCGCTGACGCTATGCACGCAGGCCTGATTGAAAAGGGGTATTCGGAGAACCAGGCGGCCGACATTATTCAGCATTTTGAAACCCTGCGCGGCCAGGCGGCAATGCTGGAGTCTGCGGATTCTTTGCTGATGGAATCTGCGCTTCACATCGAGCATGGAAAGCGTCTGGAGCTGGAGGAACGTCTGCGCAACGCGCAGCTGATGATCGAGAGTGCGGGTACTGTTGCAAAGGCGCGCCGCCGGATTATGAAGGATGCGCTGGCTAACATGCCGCTGTTTTTAAGTAAAGCCCAGCAGGCGGCACTATGCCGGATGGACACGCCGGAAGACGCGCAGATCGTCGCGGCAATGCTGGAATCAATCGGTACAAATGCGACGGCCACGCTGCCGATCGGAACCGCCCACCAGCACACATTACCAGAGACGCGCCCGCCAGCCGTGGACTCAGCACCGCTGCTGTGGATTAACACACGATAAGAAGGGGAAAAAGAAATCGTGCCCTGAAAACTGGGGCACGTTTTAGTCAAAACTAAAAATTAGGAAAAAACTGAGTGTTGATCCTTTATCGGATCGCGTTTATTATCCGCGCTCAAATTCAGTTTGGCGACTGAATGTGAGGACGAAAAAAAATCGCCTGTTGACGCAGACGATTTTTAAACAACTTTGTGTGGTCTCTGACAACCACACCGGCGTTGTGCCGTATAACTTCTTTGAACGGAAGTTGACCTTAAACCATTATGACGCCAGGTATTGCACCTGTTGTCTCATGGAGAACAACTGTGCCTATAGTAGCTAATAGCGCCGATCCCGGCAACACCTTTCCCGCATTTCGCTCAAATAACGAGCACAGATCTGTCCGAATTACAGGCTTTGATCTCACCCACATTATCGAACTTTCCCCCCTCCCGAAGTCAGTTACCCGTGTTTTAAAATTCGCCTGCAATCTGGCCGGTTCTACTTCCGATTTCATCATCATCAAATCGCTCAGGAATCTGGCTGAAGAAGCCGGTTGCAGTATCTCCACCGTTCAGCGTGCTTATCGTGCTGCCGTTAAGCTGGGAATCCTCAGCTATGAAGAGCAGCGCGACGAGAAAAATCACAGCGTTAGCAAACCCAGCAAGTACACGTTTACTAATAAAGCACTGGCCTTTATCCGGGCCAGTCTAGATGCACTGAAAGAGGCAAATCTGAAGCCGTCCGGACGTCAGAACTTAGTCCGGAGAATTATCGCTAAGGCATTCTTTAAAAACGATTTTATCCACAAAACTCCTAGTCAGAATGAACAGGTTGCCCCTAGTCAAACTGACCAACAAGAAGTAAGAGATCTCTCCAGTAAAAGAAAAATACAAAATGGGGAGGCATTAAATTCTGAGGTTGAAAAATTAGCAGAAGAACAACCGGCCTCCGTGAAAAAGTTCGGGTTCTACCAGAACACGCAACAGCAACTGGCAGCAGCATCGTCAGCAGCGCAGAACGAACGAAGCGCAGAAGAGTTTCAGCGAAAAGGCGGAGTACTGCATGAAGCCTATCAGGCACTGAAGTCTACGTTCAGGGCAAAGTCTATTTGTGGCAGGAAGCAAAAAAGTCGCCGCTATGTTGACTCATTAAGCGGCGACTACTCAAAAGTTGACTATGCGATCCCTGAAGGCTGGCGCGGCTGTTAGTCGGTAATTACACCTCCGGCTTTCTGGTAGGCATTGAGTAGCGTCTCAATGGCATGCGTTTTCTGACCATATGGAGATCCGGCCAGTGAGGCCCAGATATCGTTCGTTTTACCAATTGCCGTGCGGATACGTCCGGCCAGTACGTCAGCATAAGCACCCTGCTCTTTCAGCAGCTGATCGAGTAAGCGCTCTTGTGAGGCAGGACTAAAATCAGGCAGGTTCAGCTGTTTTTTGTAAGCAGGCCAGTAGCGGTAAAGCTGCTGATAACGGCCCGCTGCGGTGGATGCCAGGCCATGGCTGTTAAGCTCTTTTGCACGGCGATGTGCAAACGGGTGATCGCTGAAGTCGGTAAAGACTTCGCCCTGCTTTTCGCCCATCCCTGTCACAATGACGTCATAGCCATTCATGCGGGTCAATGGGTGTGTGCTTGTGCCTTCGGAAAAGGCCAGCATGTCGCCAAAGGCTTTACGGTTTGGGGATTGGTCCATGGTGGTTCCGCTCTCTGTGGTGATGAAGAGACGGACTGTATGGAGTTTGTAATTTGCGCTGGGAAGAAACGCCGCATGGTGTGGCCATTGTGTGTTAGCTCATAGCGGGTATTAAGCACCTATAGTCCGCTCTGTGCCAAAAGCTGACGTTGCTAACTTTCAAGTAGTAAGTATAAAAAAACACCTATCCCCCGAGGAGGAGGACAGGTGCGAAACGCGGTGGTAGCGTATTGTGCTGATATATAGTTTTCGACGTTGCGAGGAAGACGCCTGGCAATCCCGTCAGACATTCTTCTGTCACTGAGCGGTAGAACCGCTCACCTATGACACAACATTAACTATCTTAATTAATTAAGAATCAGTCGCAAGCGTAAGCGGTAAATTAAAACAACGACGCGATAACGAATCGACCAAGTGGCCGATATGTATTGGGCCCATCTCAGCAGGCTTCGTCATTAGTGATTTTAAAATAGTCGCTTGTTAAGCTTTAACAAAAAACTTGGCACCCCAGACCTGCTCCCTGTTGATTCACACAGAATGCTATTAACAACGTCCGCTTCTCGCTCATAGCGGACCTTGCAGCACGTATGTCCGCTTTGTGCCAACGTTACGTAAGGAAGGAATTAAGCCATCCCGTAGGATGGCTTATGGAATAC